CGCGCAGACCCATGCATTCGGCAAAGTCGACTACGGCAAATCGGGGCCACTATGAATCGGCACAACGAGGAAGGCGTCTTCGTCCCTAGGATATCGTTCGAGGCAGCATGCCGAGAACGGACACGCCCGGAAGCTCTCTGGGAAGCTGCCGGATTCCCACCGCGATTCGTCGCTGCCTCACTCGGGAGTTATGAGGTAGGAGACAGCTACGATGCTCAGTCGGCTCTCGAATGGGCCGCGACCTACGCGCACCAGTTCGACGAGGCTTTGCGTGTCGGGCGCAGCGCACTGTTCTGCGGCAAGACCGGAACAGGCAAGACGCATCTCGCCATCGGCATCGGCAAGCACATCATCCAGACCGGATGCTCGGTGATCTACACCACGACACAGCGCGCGCTGCGCGAAGTGAAAGACACATGGGGCGTCGGCGCGACCTGCTCGCATAGCAAGGCAATCGCGAAGTTCACCGACCCTGACCTGCTCATCATGGACGAGGTTGGCGTGCAGTTTGGCACCGACGCCGAGCGCATCATTCTGTTCGACATTCTCGGTGAGCGCTACGACAACGTGCGGCCGACCATCCTCATCTCCAATCTACCGAAGCAGGATGTTGGCCAGTTCCTTGGTGATCGCATCGTCGACAGAATGCGAGAGAACGGAGGCAAGTTGATCGTGTTCGACTGGGAATCGCACAGAGGGCCGCAGCCGTGACCTACTCGCCCTGCGTCGAATGCAACCGCTACGCCGCGGCCTACCACGGCTCGGTCGCCTACTGCTGCGTGCATCTCGCCGAAGCGCGCCGCGAGTCGCCCGATGCGCACCGCTGCGTCGAGTGCAATCGCGAGCAGCCGGGCAACGTCGCGTGGTTTCGCAGCAAGCCTTGCGGAGAGTGCCGGCGCGCGCGAAGGAAGGTGACGCCATGAGGATCCTCGGCATCGACCCGGGCGCCACGACGGGATGGTGCGCCTACGACACCGATAGACGATGCGTCGTCGCAAGTGGACAGTTCCCTGAGCACGCAATCGATTCGGAGTGGTTCGGCATCGTGTCGCAGGTTGGCATGACAAACTTCGTCGTCGTCGAACGCCCGAAAGGCTACGGCCCGACCCGTCCGCAGATGGTCGATTGCGGCTACATCACGGGCCGCCTTGTGCAGTGGTTCATCTGCGCGCGCGAGATGACCGCCGAGCTCGAGCGTCGCGAAGTGAAGAAGATCCTCACCGAAGCAACGCAGCGCGATGTCGTGGTGACCGACGACGCAACCGCATGGGCCGCGCTCAAGCTGCTGCACGGCGGCGACGAGTGCGCGAAAAAAGGCGGCGCGCTGCACGGCGTCAAGGCGCACGAACGCGCGGCGCTTGCGGTGGCGGTTGCGTGGGCGCTGCGGCAGGCGAGCGCCTTGCCGTCGCCACGCCACGATCCGGCGGTTCCTTGACCCGCCGCACCCGGAACGCCGCGAGCGCCTTGGCGGGGCCTTTCCGGCCGCCAGGAGCGAAGCCGGAAATAGCCTACTGGGGTCCGTAAGTCCCCGCGGTATGCTCAAGATCCCGGTTCATGCAACCGGCCTCGAGCTTGCATCGGACCGACCAAGGCTACCGCTGCGGTGCAACCCACCACAACGCGCGGCACTCCGACGCCGAAGTCGAGCAGGTGCGCAGCCTACACGACAGCGGCATGGGATGGCGACGCATTGCCCGCGCTCTCGGTGTCTCGCCGAACTGGGTGAAACACATCGTCAGGTTCTACCGTCGGCCGTTCACGAAACCCGTAGCCCCTTCGGTGGCGTGATGCCGTAGCTGACCTTCGAAAATGGAAGCAAATGGGACTGGCAACGGTAGGGACCCGACCAATGGAAGATTCGTGGTCGGCTACCAGGGCGGGCCAGGGCGTCCTCGCGGCATCGACTTCCGCAAGGTTGCCGAGGAGCGATCTGCGGCTGCCGGCACGAATCTTGAGCACGAGCTCTACGAAGTGCTCACGGCGCTAATCGCCCGCGCGAAGGACGGCGACTCTGTTGCGGCCAAGCTCGTGATCGATCGGCTCTGCGACGCGCTGCCGGCGAAGGTCGAGCACAGCGGCGGCATCACGCTCGAGCAGCTTGTGCTCGGCAGCGTCTCGCGGCTGTCGTCTGTGACCGAGCCGTGAGCGCCGAGCTCGCAGCCGCGCGGCTCCGGCACTGGCGTGAAGATCCTGTTGCGTTCGTGCGCGAGCAGTTCCAGATCGAACCGGATCTGTGGCAAGCCGACGTGTTGCGCGCGTTCCCGACATCGATGCGATTGGCGATGAAGGCGTGCAAGGGCCCGGGCAAGACCGCGGTGCTCGCGTGGCTCGCGTGGAACTTCCTGCTCACGCGCCCGCACCCGAAAGTGATCGCGACGAGCATCACGAGCGACAACCTCGCGGACGGTCTTTGGTCAGAGATGGCCAAGTGGCAGAACAAGTCGCCGCTGCTCAAGTCCGAGTTCACGTGGCACAAGGAAAGCATCACCTACAACCAGTTCCCGGAGACGTGGTTCATGGTGGCGCGCACGTGGCCGCGCACAGCGAACCCGGCGCAGCAGGCCGACACGCTTGCCGGCAAGCACGCGGACTACATGCTGTTCCTGCTCGACGAGGCCGGCGGCATTCCCGACGCGGTGATGGCGGCAGCCGATGCAGGGCTCGCGAACGCGCGCGTCGGCAGCGGCAAGGAGGCGCACATCGTCATCGCCGGCAACCCGACGCATCTCGAAGGCCCGCTCTACAAGGCATGCACGAGCGCCGCGTCGCTGTGGCACGTGACCGAGATCACGAGCGATCCCGACGACCCGAAGCGCAGCCCGCGCGTGTCGGTGGAATGGGCGCGCGAACAGATCGCGACGTATGGGCGCGACAACCCCTGGGTTCTCGTCAACGTGTTCGGCCGCTTCCCGCCGAGTTCGCTGAACTCGCTGCTTGGGCCCGACGAGGTGCGCGACGCGATGGCGCGCAAGCTGCAACCTACGGATTACGAGTCGCAGGCCAAGGTCCTCGGCGTGGACGTGGCGCGCGAGGGCGACGATCGCAGCGTGATCTTCCCGCGATGGGGCTTGCGCGCGCTCGAACCGATCGTGCTGCGCAACTCCGACTCGATCCAAGGCGCAGGTGCCGTCGCGAGCAAGTGGCGCGACTGGCAAGCGGATGGCTGCTTCATCGACAATACCGGCGGCTTCGGCGGCGGCTGGCTCGACCAGATTCGCACACTCGGCTACAGCCCGGTCGGCGTGCACTTCGCGGGGCAGCCGACCGACATGCGCTACTTCAACAAGCGCGCGGAGATGCATTTCCTACTCGCGCAGTGGGTCAAGGAAGGAGGCGCACTGCCGAGCGATCCGCTGCTGGCCGAGGAGTTGACGGCGCCGACCTACGCGTTCAAAGGCGATCGATTCATGATCGAACCGAAGGACACCATCAAGGCGAAGATCCAACGCAGCCCCGACCTCGCCGACGCGCTCGCGCTCACCTTCGCGCATCCCGTGTTCAAGCCGCATCCGATGGACGGTCTGCGAAGGCAGCGGAAAGAGCGCGTCTACGATATGTTTGCCGAGTAGGTCTCACCATCAACCAAAGGACAACGCCATGCCGCGCGATTACGAAGCGATCAAGCGAGAGATCAATAAGGAACACCAGAACTGGACGCAAAAGCACGTGAAGGAAGTCGCGGCCAAGATCACGAACGCGCAGCGCAAGAAGGAAGGCCGGCCGCCTGCGAAGTTTCATCACAGCAAGCCGTAGCATGAACTGCCCTCGATGCGGATCCACGCACATCGAAACGACCCTGATGGGCGGCCCGCTCGGGCTCACCGACAAGGATGCTCGACGCCGCGATCCGAACCGCGCGACGTGTGGCGACTGCGGCCACTCCGGCAACGCGGGCGACTGGTTCATGCTTCACGAGGCGCTCGCGCGACTCACCGAACTCACCGAGCCTGCGTTGCTCACGCGCGAGGAAGCGATGCAACCCAACGAGATCCTGATGGACTTGCCGGTCAGGTCGGTGCCGGCGAACGGGCAGCACAGGTTCAGGATCGTCACCGAGCTTCCGCCTGGGTGCCCATGAACATGCGCGAATCGCTCCTGGCCGTCGTCTGGTGCTTCGCCATCGCGCTCTGCGCCTACATCTTCATTCGCCCAGTGGACAAGCATCGTCCATCAGTCTTCGATCGTCCGCCGACGCCGAAGATGTTTCTTGCGATGATGCTTGTCGCATGGTTGATCGGCGTCGGCATCGCCATCATTCCATGAACCGCCGCACCTTCTTCCGCTCCGTGCTCGCTGCCGCCGCAACCGTCGTCGCACGTGCGTATGCGCCGAGTGCGTTCACGATGCCGACGCTTCACGAGGCGATGCGCGACGGGACGCTCGTCGCGGATTGGCGCTACGCGGTTCGCATCGCGAACATCGACGTAGGCGACCTCCATCCCGTTCCGAAGGATCTAGTCGCGAAGATGCAAGCGGCAGTGAACAGGATGCCGCGTAACGCGCCGATGTTCATGCGATTCGCCCCAGGAATCGAAGACCGCTATCGCGCGCTGATCCGGGAAGAGATCAAGCCGCACTGACGCCGCGGGGTCCGTAACTCCGCCACCCGTGCCTACCGTCCCTCGGCATGCGATGCGCGTGCGATGCCGTCACGACGATCCGAGCCTCAACCGTGGCCGAGATGCGCAAGCACGGCACGGAACTGTTCAAGGCGCACTTCGACGAGATCGCGCTGAACAAGGAGTGCACGACACTCGATCCCGACTGGGACCACTACCGGAAGCTCGAGCAAGCCGGCGTCCTGTTCGCGCTCGGCGCCTGGCATGAAAAGAAGCTCGTCGGATACAGCGCGACGCTGCTGATCCCGCAACACCTGCACTACCGCGGGCTCTGCTACGCGAGCAACGACGTGCTGTTCGTGGCGCCCGAGATGCGCGGCGGCAGCCTCGGCGCGCGGCTGATGCGTGAGACCGAGGACGCGGCTCGCGGGCGCGGTGCATCGCGCATCATCTGGCACGCGAAGAAGGGCAGCGCGCTTGATCGTGTGCTGTCGCATCGCGAAATCTACAGCGTGCAGGACATCCTCTACAGCAGGCTTCTCTGATGGGATTCACGGGCGCAGGATTGCTCTACGCGATCGCAGCGGCGACGACGACCGCTGCCGGCGTCTACCAAGGGCAGCAGCAAGCACGCGCGCAGAAGACGGGCCTCAACCTGCAACGCACCGCGCAGCAACAGGCCGAGACCGTGGCGCTGCGACAGCGCAAGGACGCCGAGGCGGCGCAGGCGGCAGCGAACCGGCGCGCGCCCGACCTCGCCGAGATCATGGCGGGAGAGAGCGAACTCGCGCGGCTCAGCGCGTCCTCGACGAACCTCACGGGCGGCAAGGCACCGACACCGCCGCGCCCGCCGAACACGCAACTGGGGTATTGATCCGTGCCAGTTGCTCCGATCACCTGGCGCGACGCGAGCGAACGCGAGAAGGTTCTGCGGCGCCTATCGTCGCTGAAGCAAGAGCGCGCGCCTCTTGTCCCGGCCTACCAAGAACTCAGCGAGCAATTCGCGCCAGCCAACGGCCGGTTCTTCACCGAGAAGCAGAACAGCCGCGTTCGCGACTACTCGCAGGTCGTCGATTCGACCGGCATCGAAGCGATCGAGACTAGCGTCGCCGGTCTCATGTCGATCGCATCCAGTCCAGCGCGCCCGTGGCTGCGCTACACGACGCGTGATCCCGACCTCGACAAGTTTGTGCCCGTGCAGCGATGGCTCGCCGACGCGGCGCACGTGACGCTCGACGTGTTCTCGGCGAACAACACCTACATTGCGCTGCCGCAGTATTACCGCGAACTGCTCACCTTCGCGACCGCGGCGGGGCTGCTGCTGCCGCACTACAGCAAGGTCGTTTGCCACTACCCGTTCACGTGTGGCGAATACTGGATCGCGGAGAACGACGAGCACGAGGTCAACACGCTTGCGCGCGAGTTCCACATGACCGTCGCGCAGATGCATCGCAGGTTCGGCTACGCGCGGATGTCGCCGCAAGCGCAGCAGAACTACACGAACGGCGATCTCGACACGCAGCATCACATCGCGCAGTTGATCGAGCCGCGCGAGGACCGCGATCGCGACCCGGACAAGAAGGACGGCCGGAACATGCCGTGGCGCTCGGTCTACTGGGAGATGACCGGCGATCACGGCTACCTGCTAGACGACACCGGCTATCCGAAGTTCCCGGCGCTCACGCCGCGATGGGACACGATCGGCGGCGACGCCTACGGCACTGGGCCCGGCAACCGCGCACTGCCGCACAGCAAGCGGCTTCAGATCCTCACCAAGCGCATCGCGCGCGGCGTGCACCAGCAGATGGACCCGGCGACGGTCTGGCCCGAGAACTTCAAGAACAAGGAGATCGACACGAACCCGGGCGGCAAGTCCTTCGGCGATATCGGCACCGCACAAGGCGGCGTCCGCGCGCTGCACGATTACCGGCCGCAGTTGGATCACGGGCTGCTGCACTTGCAGGACATCCGGCGGCAACTCGAGAGCGCGTTCTTCGCGAACTTCTTCACGCAGGTTTCCAACGACGATCGCAACCAGCGCGGCACCGCCTACGAATACAGCCTGATGAAGGAAGAGAGCTGGAACATGCTCGGCCCGTTCGCGCAGCGCATCTTCACCGAGATGCTGTCGCCGATGACGCAGATCACGTTCGAGCGGCTGCTGAACAACGGCGGATTCATGCCGCCGCCGCCCGAGCTCCAAGGCCGCATCGTTAGCGTTCGGATGATCTCGCCGCTGGCACAGGCGCAGGAAGCATCGGGTGCGATCGCCGACGATCGGCTCGTATCCGCGATGGCTCAAATCTTCCCGATGAAGCCGAGCGTCGTGCACAGCTTCAACGAGATTGCGTGGGCTTCGCGCTACGCGAGCAAGATCGGCGCCGATCCCGAACTCATCCGGTCGCAAGAGGAAGTCGACAAACTCGTCGAGGCGCAGAACCGCGCGCTTGCGGCGACCGAGCAGGCGAAGCTCATGGAGCAGCAGAGCAAGACCGTCAAGAATCTCGGCACGACGCCGAGCGGAACGGATCAGAACACCGCGCTGTCCGATGTGCAGGCCGCGCAGTCGCAACAACCGGCAGGAGTCGCTTAGTCATGGCAGAAATCTCAGCATTCGAGTCAGGTTCCCGAGTCAAAGTCGTCAATGCGGCCGGCACCGCGGAGCATTTCCTATCGCTCGCCGGCCTCAAGGCAGGAGTCGTCGTCGGCGGCTTCGATGTCGCGAGTCTGAACGCGCCGGCATGGCGCTCATTCGACGAGCTTGTCCTCGCCTCGCAGTTCACCGATGGCGGAGCCGCGGTCGGGACCTTCACCTCTGGCAGCCAGCTACCGGTTGGCGCGATCCTCATCGGCAGCAAGTTCGTCGTCAATACGGGCTTCACGGGCGGCGGCCAGGCTTCGTGCACCATCACGATCGGTGACGGATCCGACGTAGACCGATACCACACCGGCACGCCGAGCATCTTCACGACCGCTGCAAACGGCGTCGAGTCCGGCGTGCCGAGCGGCAACAAGTTGCTGACCGCGGCGAACTCACCAGTGCTCACGATCACGGCCAACGCCGACATCACCGGCATCATCGCGGGGCCAGGCGCGTTCACCTACCACATCTACTACCTCATCAGTTGATCGCCACATGACCCAAGTCCAACAGGTCTTCAACTACGCGGTGCTCGCGACGGCGGACGTGGCATTCACAGCAGCGCAGGTGCCGCACGGCATTGCCAAAGGGCTGCTCGTGACCACGACAATCACATCTGGCATCACGCTCACGCTCTCGAACGGATCGACGACGGTCGCGCTCGGCAACCACACGGTTGGCCAATACATCCCGATCCGATGCACCAAGGTCTCGTTCGGCGCGGCGGGTGCTGTCGCCATGCTCGGGTGATCCTATGGACTCGCAGATCCAAGAGTGTTTCGACTACGCCTTCCGGGCGGTGACGACGGCTGCCTTCGGAACCAACATGCCGGGAGGAATCGCCAAGGCGTTGCTCGTGACCGCCAACACGACCGCCCTGACCCTGACGAAACCGGACGGCACGACGATCAACGTCGGTGACCAGCCGCTTGGAACGATCGTCAGGATTCCGTGCACCGTGGCTTCGTTCGGCGTCGCCAACAGCATCATTGCGCTCGCATGACGCAGAACCTTCAGAAGCTGTTCGGCGAAGACCGCGGCGTGCGCGGATCGCAAGAGCAGCGCGAGAACCCGGCGTTCGTGCGCGAGGACGAACTGCGGCGGTTGCAGCGAGCGGTTGCCGATGCGCTCGGAACGGGAGGCGGCGCGGTCCCTACCGGCACCGGCCTCTACTACGTCATCGGCGGCGTCATGGAACTCGCGGCGTTGCAGATCGGCGCCGGGCTCGCGGTTGCTGCTGGCTTTCTGGAGACGACTGCGGCGGGCGGCGGTTTCGGCACTTCGACGATCGACTTCGGCGCATTTCCCGGCGCAAGCGATACGAGTCTCGACGTGCTCGGCATCGGGGCGATTCCGGCGACCGCCGTCGTGCATGCATGGCTGCAACCTGCTGGCACTGCCGATCACCTCGCTGACGAACACCTCGTCGAGAGCCTGCGCGTGTTCGCCGGCAACGTCGTCGCTGGCGTCGGATTCACGATCTACGCGCGCAACGACAGCCAACTGAACGAACCACTCGAATACAGGAACCCTTCACCGGCAGGTCCGAAAGGCGGATCAGGCAACGAAGCTATGCCAAGTGTCGGTGGACGCGCGACTCTCATCTACGGTAAGTGGTTGGTCGGTTGGCGATGGGATCCCGCATAAGGAGACTTCGAGATGGCCATTCAGATTCAAGGTAACGGCGGCGTCGCGGCAGAAGTCGATGGCACCACGCATCGCGCGTTTCGTGTGACGGAGCGTCCGGTCGACTACACCACGCTCGGGATGTATCAACTCAGCGCGGTGAGCAGCGGGCCGGCCGGCGCCGCGATGGCGGCAGGGCTGGCAGCACTCGCGCCGATCTTCGCGTTCCGCTGGACGCAAGCCTCGAACCTTGCGTTGATCTACAGCATCGAGATCAGTGCCGGCGCGAACGTCGCGGCGACTGCTGCGGCGAACTGTGCGTTTTCGGCGGTCGTTGCGCGAACCTGGAGCGTGGTTGACACGGGCGGCACCGCGGTTACGCCAGCGACCAACGACTGCAAGTTGCGCGCGTCGATGGGCGCGAGCTTGGTCAACGACGTTCGCATTTCTACCACGGCGACGTTGACCGCGGGGACGCGAACGCTCGACGGACAGAATCTCGGGCAGGTCGCGTTCGGGGTGGGCACTGGCGCGATCACGACCGCGGAGAATCTCACGCTGGTGCCGCTGACGCAGTTGTTCGGCGCCAAGAAGTCCGGCATGCCGCTCGTGCTCACCACGAACGAGGGCTTCATCATCCGCACCGGCAACGTTGCTTTCCCAGCCACCATGACGTGGCACTTCGGGGTCAACGTGCACTGGGCCGAAGTCGCTGCCTTCTGAACGGGGTCCGTATCTCGCATCGCCGTCGATAGCGTCCGCGGGCGTGAACACCGAAGTCGACGCCGGCACCGACTACAAGACCCGCAAGGAAGTCGAGCAAGAAGAGCTCGATGCGCTGCGGAAGCTCGGGCCGATCGAAGACCTCCGGTTTCGCATGAGCACGAGGCAGGGCCGCCGCGACGTTTCGCGGCAGCTTTGGTCGGGCGGCTATTACGGCCGCACCTCCGACCAGAACGCGATGGTGATGGCGAAGAAGTCCGGCATCAGGGATCACCTGTGCGACCTCTTCGACGCGATCCAGAAGCACTGCCCGCACGAATACCTCGAGATGGAAGCAGAGAGGTTGGCAGATGGCAGGTAGCAACGTGGCGGAAGCGGCCGAAGCAACTTCAAACACTGAAGCCAAGACCACACCGAGCTCCACTCCGGCGGCATCGCCGGCAGTTGCGGCGCCGATCGCGGCACCGGCAACGACGCAGGCGGCAGCGCCCGCGGCAGAGAAGAAGGTAGAAGGCAAGGCGGCTGCGCCAGCGGCTCCGGTCCCGATCGTCTTCAAGGACGACAAGGGCACGCCCTTCAAGGGCAAGCTCGTCGAGGGATTCGCCTCGATGGCAACGGATCTCGGTTGGACGCAGGAAGTCGCGGATCAGCACTTGGGGCAGATGTCTCAAGCCTGGAATCAGGAATTGAGCGACGCCAAGGCGGCGATGCACGCCGCATGGGATGCCGAGTTGAGCGCGGACAAGGAGATCGGCGGCAGCAAGCTCGCCGAGAACCGGAACCTCGCGAAGGAAGCCGCCGAGTCGATCGGCGGTGCCGACTACCTGAAGTGGCTCGATGAGTCCGGCATGGCGAAGAACCCGCAGACGGTGCGGTTCCTCGTCAAGGTCCGGCAGGCAATCAGTGCAGACAAGTTCGTCGGCGGGGTCAAGGTTGTCGGTCGTCCCGGCGCCATCACGAACCCCAATGACACGTCCGTCGCCGCCTTCTCGAAACACTACGAGAAGCCAGCGGCACCAGCCCAATAGGTAACCGCAGATGGCAGTTCTTCCGACCAGTGCACCCAACATCGCCGACTTGCTGAAGTCGCTCGGCCCGGACAACAGACTGGCGATGGCCAGCAACCTGATGACGCAGGCCAACGAGTTGATCCCTCGCCTTCCCGTCAAAGAAGCGAACAACGTCACGCATCACCGCTGCACGCAGATCGTCGGCCTCGGTGCGGCATCGGAACGCGCGCTCAACGAAGGCACGCAACCGACCTGGCACAAGAAGGCGCAGCACGACGAGTCGATCGCGTTGATCGACAAGTGGGCGGTCTGCGACGCGAAGCTCGCGGACATGAGCGGCAACGTCGCCGAGTTCCGCGGTCAGGAATACCGCACGAGCGTGGTCTCGGTGAGCCAGCGTGCGGCGTTCAACGTCGTCGAGGGCAACCTCCTCGGCACGTCGCCGAAGCAGATCACCGGTCTGCATGCGCGGTTCAACGCGCTCACCGCGACCGATGCGAACATCGGGCAGCAGGTCGTCAACTGCCTCGGTTCGACGGCGAGCGTGCAGACCTCGATGTATCTGATCCGCGCCGGCCTCGACTCGGTCTTCCTCGCCTATCCGAAGGGATCGCAAGGCGGGCTGTGGGATCGCGACTACGGCCTCGTGCCAGATCCATCGTGGAACGGCGTCGCGGGCGCGCACATGGGTGCCTACAAGGAACAGGTCGGCTGGGACATCGGTCTCGTCGTGCAGGACCAACGCTGCGTCGTGCGGCTCTGCAACATCGAAACGTCCCACTTCGACGCGCTGACCTCGACGCAGGCGCCGACGGTCTTCAGCAACCTGCCGCACAAGATGATGGTCGCGCACGGCAAGTTGCCGACCGACGTCATGGGGCGGGACTTCTACGTGTGCAACCGCTCGGTGCGCACCGGCCTCATGCGGCTCGCCTACGAGAAGTCCGTCACCGGCCTCGGCGTTCGCGAGGGCCTCACGCAACTCGGCGCGCCGACCGAGATCCTGACCTTCTGGGGCATCGAGATCGTGCTCGAGGACCAGATCACTAACACCGAAGCCGTTGTGAGCTGAGGACCAACCCATGAAAGACGTCTTTGCATCTCTCTGCGGCACCGGCCTCGCGATCACCGACACCAATCCTGGGATGGTCTCGACGGACTGGGTCGATCTCGACCCGACCGCGCTCGGCAACAATCGTGTCCTCGGCGGCGGCAAGTTGGTTGTCGCTCGCTTCGTGGCCACCGTGGCGTTCACCGCGAACAGCGACCCGGACAACACGGTGGAACTTCAGATCGTGTTGACGCCGAAGACGCTCGCGACGCCGACCACGGCGCGCACGCTCGCGGCCTTCGATAACACGACGGCGGTTGCCGGCGCCGTCATCACCTCCACCGCGCACGGCCTGACCAACGGCACGCGCGTCACGGTGGCACAGACATCCGGCACGCTCAACACGACCTCTAGCGGTGGCGGCGGTCCCGCCTACGCGGTGGCGACGTGGCTCTACGTTGTCGCTGCGACGACCGACACCTTCGGCCTCTCCGGCATTCCGGGCGGCGCGCCGTTCGTGTTCGTCGACCAAGCCGGCACCACGACCGTCACGTGGTATCCCGAGGTCATCGTGTCCAGCGGCGCGATCCCGTGGCCGAAGCTTGTGCAAGGCACGGTTGTCGAACTCTCGCTCCCGCCCGGCATCCGACCGCCGACGGTCAACACCGTGCATCGCTACCTCTACGCGATGTTCGTCGGTCCGACCGACATGGTTGCCGGCACGATGACGTGCGACTTGCAAGACGGGTTCTCGATGGCGGGACAGCCGTTCAACAAGGTCAACTACGTGACGGCCAACTGACATGGCGATCCTCGACGTATTCGGCCGCGTCGCCACAAGCAAAGCCATCACCGGGGCTGGCGTCGCGGGTCTGTTCTTCTCCGACTCGATCGACGTTTCGGCTACGGGCTTGGTGCTGCGCGACCTTGGGCGCGGCAACAAGCTCACGGCGCGATTCGAGGTGACCGAGGCATTCGTCACCTCCACGGGCGCGAGGCTGTTGTGGCACATCGTCGTTGCCACGAACGACGACAGCGGATTCTTCAACTCGTCCCCGGTGTTCCTGACCCGCAGCCCGGTCGACGACACCTTCGCCAACTTGGCCGCTGCCAAGCTCGCACTGGGCAACCAATACCTGGTTCCGATTCCTCCGATCCCGCAGCACGAGCTCGGCGCCTCGGCAGGGCGTCGATACCTGGGCGTGGTCTGGCAGCTCAACGACGCGAACCAGTTCACCGCGGGCAAGATGACCGTGGACATCGGCATCCACGAGGATCTCCTCAAGCCTCCGATCTTCAGGAGCGGCTTCACGGGGCCGTAACCCGCGATGGCCGATGAAGTCGATGTCGTCATCGAAGCCGGCTCGAGCAATTTCGCCGGCTTCCTCGCCCTGCTTGACGATGTTCCGCTTGCGGATCTGACGCGGTGGCTCGGCGCCAGCGGCGCTCACCCGCCGATTCCTTCGACTTCGGCGCAGCGTCCCTACGAGTCGCACATCCCGGGCGCGCGCATCCTCACGCCGCGGCGGCCCTACAGCAACAACGTCTCGCGCGTCATCACCGCGAGCGCATCGACGACGACGGTCGGATACCTCAACATCGGCTCGCCTTCGGCATCGGCGAAGCAGGACAGTTGGGTCTACATCCGCACCAATAGCACCGGGCAGGGCAACTTCCGGAAACTCAGTGCTCTCGCAACGACTGTGCTAGCGACCGTGACCGCACCGTGGAGTCCGACTGTCGCGGCTGACGGCACGATCCACTTCCTGCTCGACAGCCACACGACCGAGACGCACACGGTCGGCACCTTCGACTCGACCACCGGCATCTCTGGCAACACCATCACGGTCACCGCGCACGGGCTGAAAAGCGGCGACCAGATCACGATCACGGGCACAGTGGGCGCTACCGGGCTCGCGCTCAACACGACCTACTACATCATCAATCCGACGGTCGATACGTTCCAGGTGTCGCGCAGTCCTGGCGGCGCAGCGGTTGCGTTGACTTCCGGCGGCGGGGCAACGCTCACCGTGCTCACGAACTCGACGAGCACGGTCCTGTTCAAGACCAACCTTACCGACGCCATCACCTCAGCGGCTACCGCGAACGGCGGTCGGCATGTGTTGGTCCTTGGCGCGATGCAGACGTTCACCGCGACGGCGAACTTCGGCGCGGCTTTCCCGAACACTGTCATCCGTGCGGCGGCGCACGGCTTGGCCGCCAACACCAAGCTGCGCGTCGTCAGCACCACGACGCTGCCCGGAGGCTTGGCGGCCGACACCGATTATTACGTGCGCACCGCACATAGCTTCACGGTGGTCGCCAACGACACGCTGCATGCGGTTGCACACGGATTCGTCAACGGGGCACGAGTCCGAGCCAGCGGCGTGACGGGACTCACAGCAGGGATCGACTACTTCATCGTCACCGCCTCGGCTGACGACTTCAAAGTCTCGCTGACCTCAGGCGGCACCGCGGTGGCGTTCACTCCGGTTGCTGGAACCTTCACGTTCACGACGCTTGACGACTTCAAGCTGACGACGACAGCGGGCGGGTCCACGCTGATCTCGTTCGCCAACAACGGCGCCGGCACGCACACGTTCCAGTTCTACGACGACACGATCCGCAAGGTGACTGCGTTCACGGCCACGTCGATCACACTGGACGTTGCGATGACGCCGCCGCCGCCCGGGAGTTGCTTCTGCATCCTCTCCGGCGCCAATTCGTGCGAGTCATTGG